GTATTTTTATCAAAAGACACATATTCTTTAAGATTGCTGTTTCTATTTTCTGATAAATTTGGAAATTCAAAAATGGTACCATCAGTATTTTTTAGCGTGTTGCTTTCATTATCATAAAAAAATGTTTTTTTATCGTTTTGATTTCGTTCAGCTTGTATTTCAAAAATCATATTATATCCATAAAATTAAATTAATATTAACCGGCACAATCACTAGGAGGAATATAGCAATCCGCAGGAGAACAATCATAACAATTATCTGGGAATTTCATTACGTTGCAATTGAATGTTCCACTAAAACAATTGCAATTGGTTTGAAGTTTTGATCCCGAATCACAATTTCCACAATCGGTGTTATCAACAATCTTACAATTGACCAATCCACCACCACCATCACCACAAGCACAATTGCAATTTGTACAATTTCCATTATTACAATTTGATCGATTGTTATTTGTATAATAGGCAAGGTTATGATAAGTGTTCATATCGACATTACTTGCACCCTTGGCAGCCCAATTATATGAAACTGATCCGTTTCCGCCATTGCCTCCTGGAACAGCGGATAAAGTACCAACTCCTTTATTGCTACCACCGTTATTAATTATTGTGCGTCCTGTCACGCTATATCCTGAAGTTATAATGTATGATGAACCTGTACTACCGTCATATCCTCTGCCATCACGACCCACTGCAGGTCCGCCTTGTCCGCCATTGTAGCCTCCTCCGCCGGCGCCACCTCCACCACCATCAATATTGCCTTTGATATCGCCGTCACCGCCATAATATGTACCGTTGCCGCCAATTGGATAATATGGCACCTGATATCCACCATAATAACCGGCACCACCACCGCCACCTCCGCCAGCAGCAACCATAACGATAGTACCGTTGATTCTTACAACTGTTGCGGCGCCACCTCCGCCGCCTTGGCCTGAAGATGGAGGAGTTCCAGGTGTGCCACCTATACCTCCATAAAAACCATCACCTGATCCGCCACCATATCCATTACTTCCGACACCATTTGGTGTTGTATCGTTTGCACCACCACCGCCACCATGACCGATAGAAGCAGTTATTGTATCAGTAGAAGCTACCGTAAAGGTTGCTTGGCAATATGATCCCGAATAACCGTCTGCGCCAATAGTAGGACCGTCTTTTCCGCCGGCGCCACCGCCACCACCAATAGCAGTAATCGTAACTGTATATGTTTTAGTAATACCAGCAATAAAACCTAAATCCGTAGAATAGGTGGATGATCGACCAATTTCGGTATTGATATCACTAATGGCGATAGCGCCTGAGGCAGGTAATGTCATTTTTTAATGTTCTATTTGTTCTGGTGTGATATTTATCTTAGTTATAATATGAATTCCTGTGTGGATCGAATGTAGATAGTATTGTAGACTTTCGTTCTACTTCTCTTTCTTGTTTCACAAATTCTTCTAATTCTTGTCTAACTTTCTCTTTATTATTTTGTTCGTAGTATAATCTTTGTTGTTTTGATTGCATACGTTTAGTTGACAATATTATCTCCTTTGTTGTTTTACCACTCCCTAGGTCGTTTGGTCTTATGACCTTTCATCGTATTGCCTGGAATTGTTTCTTGCATTCGTTGAATCACACCAGTTTCAAATGCCATATGAGATTGACCAATACCAGGAACCGACATGCGAGCGCCATCACCCATGATAGGCAGGTTCTCGGCAAAAATGTGCATTTCTAAATGGGGATTGTCTAGCTTGAACTGGTCGAGAACGGTATAACTCATTCGGTGTTCTTCTCGTTCACCAGTATTTTTGTTTATAAAATCATATGATGGCATTCAATATCCTAATCCTAATTGTTGTGCTTCAACAGCCATTTTATCTAAAATCATATTACTGTACCATACGGGCTGTATCCTACTATTTATCTTACCTTTCCATGAAGCAAGGTGTGTTTTGTTCATAGAATAATAGTTGCGATATGATTGTAATGAATCACCAGGTACTTTACATTCATCTGGCATGGCAGGTGTAGGTTCGGTAAATGGTTTATCCGGAATGTTTTTTGGAAAGATATTTTTAAGTGTCTGCATCAAATCAGAAGATTCTACTTTGTGTGTCTTACCATAACGATAGGTATATTCTTTGCAACATTCTTCTAGAAGCTCAGCAAGCCACATATAATTAGCAGCAGACTGACGAACCCAAACAGCGGAAGGATGAGATATATGAGTAGCAGAATAAAGAGTATGTTCACGGCCGTCAGGAAGAACATATCGGGTTTGTTTTCGACCAGTTTTACTGAGGCCAACAGATTGAGTGCCATCAAGAACACGATGAGCAGTAGAAAGAAGTTGAGCATATTCAAGGATCATTTTCACGCAATGTTTATCAACGTGCATTTGTGCACAACGAATGGGGTTTTTATCAAGGTAAAATATATTCATAATGTAATTATACTACAATCAAGGTTAAATGTCAATACTTCCAATCTCTACAGAAGCCAAGTTTATGTAACTTTGCCAATGCCTTTTCACAGCGTTCACCAATATCAGTACGGTATTGTGGATCATTACCAAGTTTGATTTTCTTAACAATCTTATAAGCATTATCTTTCGCTTCGGAGATTGTATCACCTGTACCTGTACACACCAAAATATAAGAACCGGCAGTTCCCCATTCTGGCACACCTTCGACTAATTTACCATCAATCATCTTGATAGTTTCGGTTAATTTGACCTCACATGGATGAACATTATCAATCTCAGCATCGGTCACGTCATCAGTTAAAATTGGGAAATCAAGATAATCTTCTTCATCTTTTTTATTGAATGGAAAGTCAGAGTTAGCCATTACAACACCAATACAAGTACCTTCTTTTGCTTTGAATGTAGAAGAATCGCCTTTGATAACATCCAACATCCACTCAGCAGGATCTTCATTGTCCATAAGTGGTTGCATAATGTTCCACATTGGATAACCAGGTCGTGCTGTCCATTCCATTGGCCATGGTGTGCCAGTCTTTTCATCGACAATCACATTCATATCCAACATACCAACATAACCGATACGCTTGAGTTCTTTTTCCATCGGCTTCATCAACATATCTGCCAATTTAGAATTTTTGGTGTAACGAGTAACTGTGCCCATTTCACCGGTGTTTACGCCAAGGTCACCATTCATCTGTTTCTTGAATTCCCAACCTTCACACCAGTAATCACACCAACCACCTGGTCCAAAGATGCCTGTGACTGCAATTTCCACACCAGCATGAAAGTCCTGTAGAATGAAATAAGGCGACCCTCCGCCCTTTTCCATACGCTTGGTTAAGAATCCAATCATGTCGGCTTCATCTTTGGCAACATACGATAAGGTCTTATCTTCTTCCTCACCACATGGTTTACAGACATACCGTTTTGGATTGTCCTTAACAAATTGAATGGCTTTTTGATAGTTTTTGAATTCGTAGGATGGAATAACTTCACCACCAAACTCTTTAATGACATTTTGACCATACATACGGTCTAATTCGAGTTTGGCGGATCGTTTACCAGGTCCGAATACTGGATAACCTTTTTTGATATATTCATCAATTTCATCCATGTGTGATAGATTATCAGCACTAAAGATAAGGTCAGCAACTTCCATGTAAGGTTTCCATTTTGTTACCTTATCGACCAAACCTTGGCCAATATGAGCAGCACGGGAACCTTCTGTGTAGAGTTTAACAGTATGTCCTGCCGCTACGCAACGTAGGCACCAGTCCAATGTGAGACCACTTGGATCGATTACTAATATCAACATGAGAAATCCTAAGAGTAATTATTGAATAATACTCTTATTTATTGGACTTATAACTTGGGGATATCTAAATTAGTTGTTACTTTTTCTTTCACAACATCTTTGCTACGACCATTCACACGAGCAATATCTTCAGCTGATACTTTTTGAATAACAAACTGTTTGAACATAGTATAACTATCAGATACACGCATTACACGGCGACCTTTAACAGCTGCGGCTGATGTAATTTTTTCACGGCGTAGTGCATCAGAATCATCACTTTCGAGGAAAGTAATTTCACATCCTGATGGACTGGTAATTGGTGCAATTTCCATAATTGCATCCATATTAATAATAACAGGACATCCTTTGTCAATATCATTCACCTCGATAAAATAAGCCACGGTAATTCCTTTCAATTAATTATAAATAAGTGTAGGTCACGATGCGCTAACATCTACCTACTCTATGTTTAACACTTTAACACGAAACACAGCTCATGTCAAGTATATATTCGGCAAACAATCCGCCAGTTGGTTTTTATGTCTATGCGTATCTCCGAGAGGATAATACACCCTATTATATAGGCAAAGGACAAAAGAACAGAGCTTGGCGGCATTTCAAATACGAGGTCTGTCCTCCAAAAAACAAATCGAAAATTATTATACTAGAATCCAATCTTACCGATATTGGTGCACTCGCTTTAGAGAGAAGATATATTAGATGGTATGGTAGAAAAGATAATAATACTGGTATTTTACGAAATAAAACCAATGGTGGTGATGGAGCTTCTGGACGAAAATATAAACACACAGAAGAAACAAAGAGAAAACAATCTTTGGCCAAAAAAGGAAAAACTCCTTCGTGTGTTTATACTAGAAGAAAATATATTGGTTCAGAAAATCCAAAATCTAAAAAATGTAAATCTTTAGATGGTGTAATTTATAATTGTGCTAAAGAAGCGGCACTTTTATTGAACATTAATCCCAAAACCATACAGTACAGGTGTCGTGCTGAAATTATGGGATGGTCGTATATTTAATCCTCACCTTGATTGGTTTTTGGTCGTTCTTTCAATTTTGCTAACTTGGCCATCTTTTCAGCAACTTGTGCTTCGATAAATGATTTTTTCCACAATGCCTTTTTTTCTCCAGTCATTGTAGCAAGCCTTCGTTTGGCTTCTTTACTTAGGTTAAAATCCTTGGTGGTTTTCATTTCTTGTCGCAATCCTCTACACGAATTAAATATATGGTACTACCATTATGCGGTCTAACAAAATAACATTCACCTTTGATTGACCAGACTAAATGGTTTTGAATCACACCTTTGAATTCTTTTAACTCTGGTGGATTGGCAAAATCTTTGTAACTGTTGTATGCAAAAGCACCAAACACAAGACCACCAATAATAATAACATAATGTTTCTTTAAAAACTCACACACTTTACCAAACATGGAATATTCCTTTTGAATTTAGATACCATAGTGTAACACAAAATACTACCAAAGTCAACAGAAAAATGGTAAACTTTTTTGATACTTCACGGAAATGATCCACTTCTAACTCAAGCATATCTTTCTGTGCCTCTAACATATAATTAGAAGAATCGCCCATTAACTCAATTGTTTTTTTGGCACCTTCCAATGACCTCTTGGCTTGCCAAAGATAGTAATACGGTATCATTTTAGTCCCATAAATTTTGATAGTAACGACCAAACAATCTAAAACCATTTGTCTTCCGTTTTTGATGTGCTTCTAAACCTTCTTTATCAAGTTTGACTTTACTTACATACTGACCATCTTTATCCCATGGAAATTTTTGATCACCACATTCAGAATGGTCAAAGAATTGTCCTTCATCATCATCTTTTAATTCTTGTTCAAATGCCCAAATCATTTCATTGAGAACATAATCCCAACGCTTGAAGTGATTAGAATCGGTGTCCCATTCATTCTCTTTTGGTTCTGCGTTGGTTGATTTCAATTCATCAGGCACATCTTCATCATCAGTATATGGGGCGCCATGCTTGGTTTCTTTTAGTTGTACCAACATTGGATGAATAATGTAAGCCAATGTATGATCCATTGACCATGTATCCCATCGGTCAAGTTTCACATAGTTAAAACGAGGATGAATTATATCTAAGAACTTTTGCCAAACTTGGCAAATTGGATCTAAAAATTTAACCCACTTTTCGTATGGGTTATTAGGATCATCCTTGAGGTTGTAAATACGATCCTCATTTTTTTCCCAAAAACAAACCTTTTTGAGAATAACATAAGGTGATAACCAATGATTACGATAATTACTTAAATATACTTTCATTTTTTATTCCTTTCAGCGTGCCACTTACACAAATCTTTATAATAAGCAATTTCTTCTTTTAACTTCTCAACCTGATTATATAATTCCACATTAAGTGTTGGGTTACTTTTTTTACTAATGTAACCAAATATGGCACCAATAAAAACAGCACATATTAATTCAATCATATTGTTACAATCTCCATTGTGCCAGTATTACTTTCTTCAAGTTTCTTTTTATAATCATTAAAAACCGTGGTTGTGTAGGCACTCATACCAACAGAATTCTTATAACAAGTATAAATGCTACCTGAATGATTATGTATCTCATAATGATTATCGTGTTCAACCACTTCAGTAATGCCTGAACTAAAACGCCATTCATCTGAACCGGCAAATCCACCATACCAACTGCCTAGTATTTTACGGATATTACCATGAACAGAATTCATTTCAACAATGACCCAACGGTCTGGTGTATACGCACTCATAATTAACCCCTATCAGGATTTTCCATGTACCATTTTTTAGTATTCTCATCCATACCATTTCTATATTCGATTTCATCCAAGAATACTTTACGAACAAAATCTGGTATATGATGTTGTGTTTCAATAATTGCTTCAATATGTTCCGTACTTAATGTTTGCAATGGTTTATATTCTACAGGTTGCCTGCCATCTTTACCTCTGGTACCCCAACAAAATGCTTCACGAATCTTTTGGTGGTCATCATCGGTATAAACACACATATCTTTAGCAGGCACTTTATTAACAGTACCACGGCGATATTCAAAACCACCATCAACAAAATATGTTTCACCATTCGCATCAACATGACTTACAAAATCATGGCGGTGTTTAGAATGTAAAATAGTACCATCAGGTGTTTGAATTCTCTGTGCAATCAATCTTGATTCCATATTACCAATCCTTTACAATTCGTTCAACTGCATTTTCGCTATTACCTAATTGTTCACGCATTGCTGAACATTCTTCATTCAGCATTTTGTTTTCACGAACTAATTCCATATGTACGCTTTCAAATATATTCCACAACTTATTAAATTTAATATCATACATTTCGGCATAGCCAATCAATGTATTGGATACTCTATCTTTGGTGAAATTGGAATCGTGGTGATCTAAAAAGTATTCAGCCACTTCACGCAAATCATCAGTTACATTCCAACATTTTAAAATCTGTTGTTCAAAATCAAATCTATCGTTCATAATTTCATTAACCTATCAAAAGAATACATTTTTGTATAATAATTGGATGGACTATCTAATACTAATCGTTCTAAATCACCTTCTCTGCGTGGTCTTAGTATTAAATCAAAATCACAATTATTGGACTTCTTAAACTGTTCAATCATTTCTTTAACAGTATAACCAATACCTGTACCCAAATTCTCAATTCTAAATGATGGTACATTAATTGCTTTTTGAATCGACTCACAAACTTCCATTACATGGATATAATCCCTAACAGCAGTACCATCTGAAGTATTATAATCAGTACCAAACAAATTAAAACTGCCTTCATTCTTTGCCTTTACTAAATTATAAAACAAACCATCAGTATTGGTGGCGGGTGCACCATCAGTACCAGTCACATTATAAAAACGGAACATCGTAAATTGTTTCTCATATTCATTACAATATTCAGTTACAATATCTTCTGCACATCGTTTTGATAATGCATAAGGATTAATTGGGTTTGATGCCGTGCCTGTAGAAGCGAATATGAAATTATCATAATCAAAACCATTCAGAGCATTAAATGTTCCATTCACATTTGTATCATAATATAACCACGGTTTCTCAACAGATTCATTCACACGAACAAGAGCTGCAAGGTGAATCACGACATCAAATTTTAATCTTTGTGTTGCTCTTGGTATTGCAAATTGATTACTAATATCGATTTTATAATCTGGTTGGCCTTGTATATCTAAACGATATACATCATGACCAAAAGAATGCAGAAAGTCACAAAGGTGTGAACCAATGTAACCTTCTGAACCAGTAATCAATATTTTCTTCAATGTAACACTTGCCATTACTTCTCCATGATATACTTAATCAACTCTTTAGAATCTTTCATATCAGATAATAACACAGCCGCATCAATATAGTCAAGTTGTTTAGCTTTTTCAAGCTGATCTATCTGAAGATTTTTCATAAACAAACTTGCCTCATTGTGGTCGACAAATTGTTTGACTGGCCGACCATTTAACCTAACCGTATAGATTTGCATATTCTTTACTTAGATAGAAACTTTTTGAGATTCGGTAAATGATTCATCAGAGGTTTGTTTTGCAACACCACTAGGTGAACTCACTTGCTTACCAACATAACGACCATTAGCATTAAACTCGGTGAAGTTAACCAATTGATAACCAGTTACTTTACGACCTGTTTTGATAACTTTTACGATACCGCCATCTTTACGGATGTTGTAAATGTTGGTTGATAAACGATACAATACGGACTCTTGGTCGGTACCTTTGAATACGGCAGCAATTTCATCAGGTGATGCAGGTTTACCACTCAATAATACTTGGGTAATCTTTTCGTGACGATTGATTTTGCCTTTGCGAACTGTTAAAGCCATTTTTTACTCTCTTTCAAATTAAACATAATAAAACTACATTAACCATTATACTACACTTGAGGTTGGTTGGCAACCTTACTCATACATTTTTACCACTTTGTTTCTTGTTGCATTTATCATTATGGTATCTACCAATATTTCCTGGATTGGTAATAATCCCACAATGAATACATTGAACACGATTCTGTTTTTGAAATTCAGAAACTCGTTTTCTGTACTCATCACTTCTAGGTATAGATTGTTTATAACCACCTAGTCCAGTTTTACCTTTATTCCAAGGTGTTTTACCTTTTCTATTAAAACCACTCAACCAGTTTTCTCTTGATTGACCTACAATATCTGGACGACCTGGAGAACTGCCTCCTTGACCACCTTCATGCATATTGTATGTTGGTTTTAATTCAGATATCCAATGAATCTCTCTCTCATTCAATTCCTTTTCATTTGTTACTTCTTCAATCAATTCAATGGTAAAATTATTATAACCATAATATCTCATCGCATTATGCAAATAATAGGTTGAGCCATGATTGGCTGTGTTTCTGTGGTTAGACAACCTTTTGTTTAATGATTGGGTTGTCTTTCCCACATAAAAATCACCATTTACATTATTGACCAGTTTATAAATTTTCATCTTTTTCTCCAAGAACACATAGTATATTTATGCGTTCTTAGAGTTTCACTCATTTTTATGGATTTGCTGAGGTTCCAATAACACCGTTTATACGACCATATTCGTCAGTAACCATTGAATTAACAGTATTGGCAGGACTTTCCACGGCCGCATCAACTTTGCTGTAAAGGTCAAGAAACGCTAATTTAGTTTCAGTTTCAAACCTACTTACACACAATGTAATAGCTTTCATTCTATCGTTAAAAATATTGAATGCTTTTGCAATATGCACAAGCCTGCGGGTTGAGATAACTTCGTCAACGGCACCTTCTTGATAACTTTTACGAATAACTTCTGCCCACTGCACTAAGTGCTCTACAAATTCATTATCGTTAATCAGCGGCGTAAGAATTTTCTTCTCAGTTTTCATGTCAGGAAATTCTTGTTCAACGGTAATAGGGAACCGCTCGAGGAAAGCAGAATCTAAAATTTGTGAAAGGTATTTGCCTTCTTCACTACCATGACCTTTGGTATTAGCAGTAGCAATGATAGTAAAACCTGAAACAGGATAAATGTTCTCGCCATTCTTTTTGTTGTAATATGGTTTGCCTTCGAGAATACCTTGCAAGCACATCAACTTATTAGAACCACGGTCAACTTCGTCAATCAAAAGAACAGCACCTTTCTTCATTGCTTGAATTACGGGGCCATCACGAAATACGGTGTTGCCGTCAATCAGAGCAAAACCGCCAAGCAAATCGGTTTCATCAGTTTCGATAGAAATATTCACACGCAAACATTCACGATTCAATTCGGCACAGATTTGCTCGACCATCAAGGTTTTGCCGTTGCCTGATAAACCAGTAATGAATACGGGATAGAAATCCGATGAATTGATAATGCCTTTCAAATCTTTGTAGAAACCAAAAGGAACATAATCAGGGAATTTGGTTGGCACGGCAGAATCGCTAGTATCAATCATTTTAGGTTGCTTTAACTGTAACACTTGAGCATAGGCGGCAACCGCTTCTGGTTCAGATTGGACAACTTTGGACGCAACTGCCTTAGGCTTAGTACCAATGCTAGGTAACAGATACTCACCACGGGTACCGTTGCGGAATTCTTTCTTGGTAACGAACCAATATGGATAGGGTGCATCAGATTCTTTTACAACTCTGGCAATATCTTCACGATTCAATACAGAACCAATGCCAAAGATTTCTTCAGCCGCTTCAATAAATGCCTTAGCATTCTTATTAAATGTCATACGATACCTTTCACAATATACATTATTTAAACAAAACTTGGTGGGCAAGGATGGATTCGAACCAACTCAGCCTTAGGCAACGGATTTACAGTCCGCTGTAACTCTCCAACTTTACCGCTTACCCATATTACTATTAACCAACAATGGCATATTCTGCCAATTCTTTCCATTTACCATTAGGATTCGATTTACGAATTTTGGTAACTTGAATCAAAGTCCTCAATGATAACTCTTTAACAGAATCCGCCAATTTACTAATCAAACTCATGGCATCATTTTTACTAACTAAATCATACTCAGGCATAAAATCTTTTTGAGTTAATAAATGTTTCATACGCTCAATCTTTTGCTCTGAGGTCATACTCAAATCAACTGCCAAACTACGAGTAACAATCGCCTGGTCTAATGAGGTTGCATTCATATTTGAAATGAATACTACGCCACCAGTAAACTCAAACGCATTAGGTAAATCTGTATCACGAATATCCGCATTATATGAAATAATACGGCGTGAATATGAATCAAGTGCAGCTTTTAAAATGTTTAATGATGTAGCATCTTTTAATACTGAATCACAATCATCAAACACCACAATACTATTACGATTCTCATACAAGGTTCTGTATAAACCTTTTGCTGTAGAATAACCTTTGACTACACGATACGAATTGCGTGGCACATCATCACCAATATCTAAACCTGTAACATCCATTAAACCAGAATTGGCCAATGTAGTGGTAACAGTATGTGATTTGCCTAAACCACCAGGTCCTGTTACTACAACGGATGCTTGGTCATTCTTTGCAAGCATTGTAACCATATCTGCAAGAAAACCAAAACGCTGATTGATTGTGAATTTGGATTCCATCACTGCGCCAGTAACTTTGGTTCCTGCCTTACGCAATTCATATTGCAAGTGTTCAATCTTGGTACGCTTCACGGTTTTGCCGTTAATCACGGCGGTATATTTTCCATTTACGAATTTAATATCGGACATAAATCCCTCACAATTAAAACAACCATTATACAGGTACCACTAGGTAAGTCAAGAAATATTTACCATACTGTTGTGTCGGTACAACACTATTTCTTTAGTAATCTTCTGTCCAAATCTTCTTCGTCCATAATATCACAGCGTTCAATTTCATCTAATATATCATAATACAAGCTTATTCCGCCTTTTAATGTTATGTCTTTTATTTGATTGAATAAAAGCTGGCGGAGTTTTTCTAGATTCGGATTGTGGTTCATTCGTTTGTTTTTCTTTTTCTATTGAATCTTTTATGATTGAAATAATTGCACGCTCTAATAAAGCTTGCAAACCTTCTTCGTCATATTCCACGGTCACATCTGCTGAGCCATCAGGATTCTCCTTAATCATATGTAATTCAATTTTCATTTTCTCACCTTTATTAATATTGGTCCAAATCGGTAACTGGTGTACACATCACCGTTATTAAAACGAATATTGTTCCAATGAAATGCTCCGCCTTCAAACCATGAGGTTTTATAAAAATTAATTTTCATTTCTCTTGTGCCTTTCTTAATAAAAGCCAAATACAAAACCCTTGAATAGCCCAACTACTTAAAATAAAAACAATGGCTTCTTTCATTTCTCTTGTGCCTTTTTAATTTCTTCACTATGTTTACATTTACCACGATAGGCATAACCAATACAATTACAAGCATACTTACCAGATTCTAGGGTGACTGTATAGGTCTTGCCTGAATCACTTTTAACTGACCAATGAGGCGTATTCTGTAGGTCTGGTTCTTCAAGCACCACCGTTGCGCCATATGAGTCCAATGCCTCATGTTTGACCTTGATAAACTTACGCCTACGGGTATCAATCGGCAATGGCTTTTTAAATATAAAAATCTCACCACCACTTTCTTTAACATATGCCAAAGCATTGGACTTACCATCAAAAAGATATACATTTTGAGGTACTCGGAACTCTGGATTGTTCCATACAGTCACTTCCTTATAACAACTTATTCCCATAATTTACTCACTTTTAATAACTTTATATCCACGATAATGTTTCCAATTTCCATTGGCTACTCTGTTTAGAGATTCATTACGCAGGCCATTTTCTTCACAAAACTTCATCATATCCTTCTGCCCAAGTTATTTTTGGATTATCTCTCTCATACAATTCAACAATATCTTTGAATTTCCACATTGCATCAGTTTCAAAGGTACTCAACCATCTACTAAACCTACCCCAATCTTGCTCAGTCATTGGCGGTATACTAATCTCTGCACCAAATGGTCCTAAACTTTCACCATATTCATCACCATTGCAATCAATACGACCACACGAATAACCTTGAGTAATTTCATTATACTCAAATGATTCACCAGCTTTTCTGTTAGTTAATTTAGAATCTTCTGTTAATGTTTTTGTAACTCTTTTGGTTAATCCACGGTCAATATACCATTGCATATTGATAACACCCATCCAATTGGTTGAATATCTTACTGGCATTATTCTGCCTCTGCAAAAT